CGCGTGCTCCCTTCTTATATCACACAGGCGGTCGAAAAAGTATTTGGCCAACCCAGAGAGCATGGTCCTCCAGGCGGAGGAGGTCCCATGTCGCATCCTCGTAGCTTCCAGCGTCATTTTGATGCTGCGGCTAACATCATTACCGAAATACCTGTTGAATTATTAGATACAGCTGTTAAAAGTTTGATGTCCCGTATTAGTGGTAGTGAGCCAATTAAGGAACAGAGCCATAGGTTAGGACCTTTGTCCACTGATGATGCAATCAATGGTATCCCTGCGTGTTGGGGAATTGATGGCATGCCTATGGGGACTTCGCCTGGCTACCCTTTAGGGGGAGCCAAGCGGAATCTCTTTGAGTCTCAGGTTGGCACTGATCGCGTGGTTCCCAAAGCAGCATTGAGCGAAACTATTGACAAAGTTGAAGCTATTTACGCTGCTGGTGGCACTACCCGACCTATTTTCACGTGCAATCTCAAGGATGAGCCCACCAAGCTCACCAAGGAAAAGGTACGTGTCTTTGCAGGAGCTCCACTGGTTTTCAGTGTTCTGCTCCGCAAGTACGTCCTTCCTTTGGCTAGTTTGATGTCATTTGAGGATTGTCGTGAATCTTTCGAGTGTGCCGTTGGTACCAACTGCTTCTCCCAGTCTTGGGGGAAGATGGAGAAGTACTTGACACACTTTGGAAGTGGCCAAATTGTTGCTGGCGATTATGCTGCTTTTGACATGGGAATGTGTTCCAGTGTCACTGAGCGGGCGTATGGTGTCATGCTGGAGCTGCTCAAGTTTAGTAACCGCTACTCGGACCGTGATCTTTTGATTGTGCGTGGTCTGTTCACTGACTTGTTGTTCCCCACGTATTTGTCCCAGGGTGAAATTTTCACCATCTGTGGTACGAATCCGTCGGGCAACAACTTGACTGTACTGATCAATTGCATTGTCAACTCGCTCTATGTCCGTTGTGGGTATTATCTTACGGCAGCTAGTGTTAACTGTAGCCTTAGATTCAACGACAACGTCAACCTGTTCACTTATGGCGACGACAACATCATGGGGATTAGCCCCGATGTGAGTGATTGGTTTAATCACACCTCTCTGTCGCACGCGTTAGCATCATTTGGACTGAAGTACACCATGGCCGACAAGGTCTCGGAGTCGGTTCCCCTTAGCAACATTGCCGAAGTGGATTTCCTGAAAAGGAAGTTTGTTCGAGTTGTTGTTGATGTGGAATCTGACACGGGATATTGTTCTCTTTGGAAGCTGACTTTTGCTCCCCTTACAACAAGCTCACTCATGAAGAGTTTGCACTGTTATAAGGGTGGAGCGTTGTCTATCAGAGATGACTCCATTGATGCCATGCACACGACATTGCGTGAGATGGTGCAGCACGGCCCTGAGGCCTACGGTAGCTTCCGCGCGAAGTTAATAGAAGTTGCAGAGCTTGCCGGGCTCACCGCGTCGTGCGACTTTCCAGAGTTTGAACCTGCTCTTTTAATTT